CGGCGCGGGCGGCGGTGACACCGCTCGATCAGCGTCTGGGCGCGGGCGACGGCGTGCGGACGGCGTTCCCGCTGGTCAAGACCTATGCGGCGGGGCCGGAGCCCTATGTCCGCCCGATCGTGAAGCCGGTGGCGGGAACGGTTGTTGTCGCGGTGGCCGGCCGGACGGTGCGGGAAGCGGTGGAATGGTCGGTCGATCCGACCACGGGGATCGTGACCTTTGCCGACCCGGTGCCGGAGGGGGCCGAGGTGCGGGCCGGGTTCGAATTCGACGTGCCGGTGCGGTTCGACACCGACCGGATCGCGGTGTCGGTCGCGTCGTTCCAGGCTGGCGACGTGCCGCAGGTGCCGGTGGTGGAGGTGCGGCTGTGAGCCTTGATGCGCATCTGGCAGGCCGTGTGACAACTGTGTGCCGGGCCTGGGCCGTCGTGCGGCGCGACGGGGCGGTGTTCGGGTTCACCGATCACGACCGGGATCTCGAGTTCGAGGGGATCGTGTTCCGCGCCGGGACGGGCCTGAGCGCAAGCGCGCTGAGCCAGACCACGGGCCTTTCGGTTGACAACGCCGAGGCGGTGGGGGTGCTGTCGGACGATGCGGTGACCGAGGCCGATCTGGACGCGGGGCGGTTCGACGGGGCCGAGGTGCGGGCGTGGCTGGTCAACTGGGCCGATCCCGCACAGCGGGCGCTCGAGTTCCGCGGGACCATCGGCGAGGTCGTGCGGTCGGGTCCGGCGTTCCGGGCCGAGTTGCGGGGCCTTGCCGAGGCGCTGGGCGTGCCGCGGGGGCGGGTGTTCCAGCGACCCTGTTCGGCGGTGCTCGGGGATGCGGCCTGCGGCGTTGACCTGTCGGCGCCGGGGTATCGCGCCGAGCGGGCGGTCGAGGCGGTGGAGGGGGGGCGAGTCTTTCGCTGGGCGTCCTTCACGGGCTTCGACGATCGCTGGTTCGAGGCGGGGCGGTTCACGGTGCTGACCGGGGCGGCGGCGGGGCTGGTCGCTGTGGTGAAGGGCGACCGGCTGTCCGCGGCGGGCCGGACGGTGGAGTTGTGGGAGGCGCTGCGCGCGCCGGTGGTGCCCGGGGATGTCGTGCGGCTTGAGGCGGGGTGTGACAAGCGGCCCGAGACCTGCCGGCTGAAGTTCCTGAACTTCGTCAACTTCCGCGGCTTTCCCCACGTGCCGGGCGAGGACTGGCTGACCGCCTATCCGGTGTCGGACGGGCGCAACGATGGCGGGAGCCTGAGCGGATGAACCGGGTGGTGGCGGAGGCGCGGGCCTGGATCGGCACGCCCTACGTGCACCAGGCGAGCGTGCGGGGGGCGGGGGCGGATTGCCTTGGCCTGTTGCGCGGGGTCTGGCGGGCGGTGGTGGGGCCCGAGCCCGAGGCGGTGCCGGCCTATACGCCCGACTGGGGCGAGGCGGCGCGCGACGAGGTGCTGGCCCGGGCGGCGGCCCGCTGGCTTGCGGCCAGGCCGCTCGACTCCGAGGCGCCGGGCGATGTCCTGCTGTTCCGCATGCGCGAGGGGAGCGTGGCCAAGCACCTCGGGATCGCGGCCGAGGTCGGGCCGCGGGCCTCGTTTGTCCACGCCTATACCGGGCATGGCGTGATCGAGAGCCCGCTGTCCGCGCCGTGGCGGCGGCGCATCGTGGGGCGCTTCGCCTTTCCGGGCGTCTGAGGGGGGCAGGGGATGGCGACGATACTTCTGGCGGCAGCGGGTGCTGCCGTCGGGTCGGGCTTCGGCGGGACGGTGCTGGGCCTGACCGGGGCGGTGATCGGGCGCGCGGTGGGGGCGACGGTCGGCCGGGTGATCGACCAGGCGATCCTGGGGCGCGGGTCGGCGCCGGTCGAGGTCGGCCGGGTCGAGCGGTTCCGCCTGATGGGCGCGGGCGAGGGGGCGGCGATTCCGCGCGTCTGGGGGCGGGTGCGGCTGGGCGGGCAGGTGATCTGGGCCTCGCGCTTTGCCGAGACGCGCAGCGAGACGGGCGGCGGCAAGGGCGCGCCGCAGCCGCGCACGGTGCAGTTTTCCTACACCGTCAGTCTTGCGGTGGCGCTGTGCGAGGGGCCGGTGCTGCGGGTGGGCCGCGTCTGGGCCGACGGGCAGGAACTGGCGGCGGCCGATCTGAACCTGCGCGTCTATACCGGCACCGAGGACCAGTTGCCCGATCCCAGGATCGAGGCGGTGGAGGGGCCGGGCATGGCGCCCGCCTATCGGGGTGTGGCCTATGTGGTGATCGAGGATCTGCCGCTGGCCCGGTTCGGCAACCGGGTGCCGCAGTTCTCGTTCGAGGTGATCCGGGCGGTGCCCGGGGGCCTGCAGGACACGGTGCGGGCGGTCGCGCTCATGCCGGGCACGGGCGAATATGCGCTGGCGACGACGCGGGTGCATGTGGCGGCGGGGCCGGGGGTGAACCGGTCGGTGAACGTCAACACGCCGTCGGGGCGGGCGGATGTGCTGGAGGCGCTGGACCAGCTGGTCGAGGAGCTGCCGCGCGTGGGTGCGGCGAGCCTGATCGTGAGCTGGTTCGGCAGCGACCTGCGGGCAGGGGCCTGCAAGGTGCGGCCGAAGGTCGAGCGGCGGGACGAGGAGGGGGTCGGGCAGCCCTGGCGCGCGGGCGGGATCGTCCGGGCGGCGGCCGAGGAGGTCGCGCGGGTCGGGAGCCGACCGGTTTATGGCGGCACACCGGGCGATGCGAGCGTGCTCGAGGCCATCGCGGCGATGAAGGCGCGGGGCCTTGCCGTGATGTTCTATCCGTTCCTGCTGATGGAGCCGCTGGCTGGCAACGGCCTTCCCGATCCTTACGGCGGGGCCGAGCAGCCCGCGCTGCCTTGGCGGGGGCGGATCACGCTGTCGGTGGCGCCGGGGCGGGCAGGCTCGCCCGACCGGACGGCGGCGGCGGATGCCGAGGTGGCGGCGTTTCTGGGCGCTGCGCAGCCGGGGCATTTCGCGGTCACGGGGGGGCAGGTCGTCTATTCCGGGCCGCCGGACGACTGGGGCTGGCGCCGGATGATCCTGCACTACGCGCATCTCTGCGCGGCGGCGGGCGGGGTGGCGGCGTTCTGCGTCGGGTCGGAGTTGCGGGGGCTGACGCAAATCCGGGGCGCGGGGGATGCGTTCCCCTTCGTCGCCGGGCTGCGGCAACTGGCGGCGGAGTGCCGGGCGATCCTCGGGCCCGACTGCAAGATCGGCTATGCCGCCGACTGGTCGGAGTATTTCGGCTATCAGACGCCCGAGGGCGACCGGCTGTTCCACCTCGATCCGTTCTGGGCGGACGAGTCCGTCGATTTCATCGGGATCGACAATTACATGCCATTGTCGGACTGGCGCGATGGCGAGGCTCACGCCGACCGGGCGCTGGCGCGGACGATCTACGATCTCGATTACCTCGCCGGGAATGTCGCGGGCGGCGAGGGGTTCGACTGGTTCTACGCCAGCCCCGAGGAGCGGGCGGCACAGCGGCGCACGCCGATCACGGACTTTCACGGCGAGCCGTGGGTCTGGCGTTACAAGGACCTGCGCGGCTGGTGGGAGAACGCGCATCACGACCGGGTGGGCGGGGTGCGCGTGGCGGCTCCCTCGCCCTGGGTGCCGCGGTCGAAACCCTTCTGGTTCACCGAATACGGCTGTCCGGCGGTGGACAAGGGGACGAACGAGCCGAACGTGTTCCTCGATTCCAAATCGTCCGAGAGTGCGGCGCCGCGTTTTTCTTCGGGGCGGCGCGACGACGCGATCCCGCTGCAATATTACCGCGCGATGGACCGGCATTTCGGGGATGCCGCGAACAACCCGGTGTCGCCGGTCTACGGCGGGCCGATGGTGGACATGGGGCGGGCCTTCGCCTGGGCCTGGGACGCGCGGCCGTTTCCGGCCTTTCCGGGCAATGCGGCGCTGTGGGACGATGCGGCGAACTGGGCGCGGGGGCACTGGATTTCGGGCCGGACCGGGGGGCAGCCGCTGGATGCGGTGGTTGCCGAGGTCTGCGATGGGGCAGGGGTTGCGGCGGGGGTGGCGGGGCTGGCCGGGGTGGTGCGCGGCTATGTTTCGGCGGATGTGGCGCCGACGCGCGCAGTGTTGCAGCCCCTGATGCTCGCACACGCGTTCGATGCGGTCGAGCGGGATGGCACGCTGCGGTTCGGGCTGCGGGCGGCGGCGCGGGTGGTGCCGGTCGGCCCCGACGATCTGGCCGATCACCCCGAGGCCGAGGCGCCGGTCGAGGCGACCCGGGCGGCGGCCGCAGAGGTGGCGGGACGGGTGCGCCTGTCGTTCGTCGAGGCCGAGGGGGATTTTGCGGCGCGGGCGGAAGAGGCGGTCTTTCCCGACGACGCCCGCGCCGGGGTTGCGACGACGGACCTCGCCATGGTCCTGACGCGGGCCGAGGCGCGGGGGGTGGCCGAACGCTGGCTTGCCGAGGCGCGGGTGGCGCGCGAGGGGGTGCGGCTCGCGCTGCCGCCTGCCGCGCGGGCGGTGGGGGCGGGCGATGTGCTCGACCTCGGGCCACGGGGGCGGTTCCGGGTGGACCGGGTCGAGGCGGCGGGGCGGCGGCTGATCGAGGCGGTACGGGTGGAGCCTTCGGTCTATGTCGCGTCCGATGCGGCGGAAGAGCGGGCGGCGCCGCGGCCCTTCGTGCCGCCGGTGCCGGTCCTGCCGGTGTTCCTCGATCTGCCGCTCTTGCAGGGCGACGAGGACGAGGTGGCGCCACATCTGGCCGTGGCGGCGGTGCCCTGGCCGGGGGCGGTGGCGCTGTGGGAAGAGGGGCCGGACGGGGCGTTCCGCCTGGCGCGCCTGATCGAGGCCCCGGCGGTGGTGGGGACGACCGAAACACCGTTGGCGCGCGCGCGGCCGGGGGTCTGGGACCGGGGGCCACCCCTGCGGCTGCGGCTGGCGCGCGGGGCGCTCGCGTCGGCGAGCGACCTTGCGGTGCTCGGCGGGGCCAATGTGCTTGCGATCGGGGATGGCAGCGCGGGGATGTGGGAGGTCCTGCAGTTCGCCGAGGCGGTGCCGGTGGCACCGGGCGTCTGGGACATCGCGCGGCGGCTGCGCGGGCAGGCCGGGACGGACGGGGTGATGCCCGATGTCTGGCCGGCGGGGTCGGTGGTGGTGCTTCTCGACCGGTCGGTCGTGCAGATCCCGTTCCGCGCCGCCGACCGGGGTCTGAGCCGCCGCTGGCGCGTGGGCCCGGCCGCGCGGGGGGGGGACGATCCGGGGGTTGTGGAGCGGGCGGAGGCCTTTGCCGGTGTCGGTCTGCGCCCCTATGCGCCCGTGCATCTGCGTCGGGTCCGCGTTGCGGGCGAGGACCGTTTCACCTGGATCCGCCGGTCGCGGCTGCCCGAGGCCGACAGCTGGGCGGGTGAGGATGTGCCGCTGGGCGAGGCGTCCGAGCGGTATCGGGTGCGGGTCGTCGCGGGTGGCGCGATCTTGCGGACGGTCGATGTGACGGCGCCCCGATGGACCTATCCGGCGGTGCAGAAGGACGCTGACGGAATTCTCGGCGCATGGCGGGTCGAGGTGGCGCAGGTTTCGGACCGGTTCGGCGCCGGTCCCTATCGGGGGATCGATCTTCATGGCTGACACGGCACAACTGGCGTTGCCCCTGCTCGCACCGGCGCAGGCGCAGAAGCATGTCACGGTGAACGAGGCGCTGCGGCTGCTCGATACGCTGGTGCAGGCGCGGGTGGAGGCGGCCGATCTGTCAGACCCGCCGACGGAACCGGGCGAGGGGCAGGCGTGGATCGTCGCCGGGCCAGTGGCGGTCAATGCCTGGGAAGGGTGGGA